CTAAGCCTCCTGGCTTTACCTTCTGGCCTCTGCCTCGAGTTACCTTTGCAGCATTTGCGGCTACTTTTGTTGATGCTACTAAACCAGATCCAAATGTACCTGTCTTTCTTCTTCTCTTAACTTTTGACTTTTTAGCGGCTGCAAGTAATTTCTTATTAACTTTTAGTCGCATATCAGGTCTATTAAAGGCTTTTAATCCCAGTAACTTTGATATTAACATACCATTCATCTGAGCAGCAATAACATCTTTAGTTTTTCCTGAACCTTTCATTTCCAAAGCTGTTTTAGCATACTTTTTAGCTAACTTCGGAGCCATCTCTTTCATTTTTTTATGTATAAAAGCTTTTACTCCATCTACATCATAATGATCAACTATTCCTTTGTTACCTTTAGAATCTGTTGCTTCTATATTAACTATTTGAGTAAGATCAAATATTTCATTATTTACATTTCTCAACTCCTTCAACTGATATTCTATTTCTAGAGCATTTTGAACTATCTCTTTTAGTTCATCAGTAACTAATGCCCAGTCCTTCGGAGCATTAGTAGGTTTTGGTACTGCTTTTTTAAAAATCTCTTTTGACCGTCTAGCTAGAGTCATTCTTGCAATAGTATCTTGTAATCCGGCAGCCTTTATCGAGCCTTTTCCTTTTCCAACTTTTCTAGTCTTTTGATGCCCTGAAGTTATCTGCTTAGTAGCAGGACTACGTATTACTTTCTCACCACCCATTCTTGTAGCCTTATCATGACCATCTGGACCTATGTTGTAAAACTCTTTTCCTACCTCTAAAGCCAGTTCATCTCTTATATATGCAAATGCATCCCAATAAGCTAGTATCATAGCAAAGTTTAATACTCTACCATATTTTGCTCCCTTCTTAGTCCGACGTTTAGTTGCAATTTCCCCTACTTCAAAATTAACTTGTACTGAGTACACATTCAAGTCTTTTATCCACTTAGGATTTTTCTTTTGAAACTTATTATAAACATTAGGATCAGCTTTTTTAAAGTAGGTTCTAAGCCACTCCGCATCAAGTAATGTTTCCCGTAGTGCTGCTATAACTACTGGATCAGTTTCTATCCAACTAGTATCCATAGGATTACCAAAATACATTTCATAGTTTGGTTCAAAATTAGGGTCTCCCGCATCTAGTGCGGCTTCTGCTCTTTTTTCCTCATTAACATTATGCTTTTTTACTAATGTATTATATCCTGCTACTACCTTTGCTAAATCAGGGTACAGTAATCGCATAATTACAGATTGTTTTATTATGTACTTATGCTTCATTTTAGTATCAAACCAATTTCTATCGGTTCTAACTAATCGCTTTATTTCTCCCGCAAACCAATCTTCTACATCTTTGATCATATCACAACTCTGTGCAGATCTAGTACTCTTTTGATATGATCAGGGAAATCAGTACTATTACGATTTCCTGAAGTACCTTGATTCTGAAGACTTGCTCCTCCAAGAGATTGCCTCATCTTATGTTCATCTTTCATATAATAAGTAATTAAATCATGAATTGCTAATTGTAAGTCTCTGGGTGTACTTGCATATCCAGCATTATAAGTAATTCTTACTGCTCCCATGCCTTTCGCCCAACTTCTTTTTTCGCCATTCTTAGTAGTTCTAACTACACCATCTGCCGCACTATCGAAGTAATACTCGTAATTACTAGTAGTTAACTCACTATATGCTTCAGAATATGCTGTTCTTTCTTCTACTTTGTCCACTGCTGTTACTGGACTTTCACTCAAAATTATCACTTGAGTAAATAAATCATCTATATTAAACGTTTCTACCTTATTAGTAGAAAAGTAATCAACAAATGATGTACCACAATATTTTTTGACAAGATCACTAACCTGTGGGACAATAACGCCAAGACGATCGTCGTCTTTCTCGCCTCTCATTCCCTCAGCATCTTTGTATTCGTAAACTGTTACTAAATCTGTCATAATCTTCTCAAAAAATATTGTATGGGGGCGAACCCCCATACAAAATTATTAACTATTAACTAGCTTTGTACTTGTAAGCCCACTTAGAAGTTGCGCCTGCGATTAAATCGTCAAACCCAATTCTTTGTGAAGCAACAATAACTCTGCGCTGGTTAGCCACTTCGTAATCTGACTCTAAAGTCACACCACGTAATCTTGGCATCACATAGTTTCTTGCGTATACTGCAATAGCTCCGAATCCATTAGCTGCTTGTGCAGGGAACTCGTCACAAAGAAGAATCCTTGATCCGAATACCTGTCCAATCTCGCCTCTGAGTTTGGTAGCCATGTCGCCTACTAAATTAGCATCTTGGAATTCAGCATCTTCCAATAGTTGGAAATATACTGCTTGAGATACGATGTAAACTACGTCGTTAGGATTAACGCCATATTTACCCATATTCTTCCTCATGCTTAATAGATCGGCGGCAGTAACGGTGTCTGTTGCGACTGCGGTAGTTGATTGTGTTTGATCACTATCAGCTGCTGCCATCGTTATTAGTCCATCAAACGTTCCTGATGTATAAACACCAGTTGAATGATTTCCTAATAGGATTGCATTTTCAATCCCTTTCGCGTGAGATCTAACGATTGACTCTCTAATCAACGGAAGAATAGGCATAATTGCATCTTCTTCTGTTTCATTTCCTAAGTATGATTGTGAAATCAGTTTCTTAGTACTAAGAGTTTTCTCTGTTAAATCAACACCACCGTAAGGTGAACCATAAGTATCACCTGTTTGCGCTAAGTTACCATGTGGAGATGATCCAGTTGCGACCTGGTTGCTCGTGAACTCTGCGTAACCACTATCTGGAAGGATAGGGATTATCATGTTCGCGGCTGTTAGAGTAATTTCTCTAAAAAGAGGTGCCAAAACTAATTCGTTTTGGATATCTCTTTCGACGTTGGTAGATACAACTTGCTCAAAATCTGCACTTGAAACGCCAACACCCGAATGGGCATTTACTTTCTCATGAATAGATTTGGCATAATCGGTATCAAAACCTCTGCCGGTCGCTAGACCAAGTACTTTTGCATCGACTACGTCGTTTGCAAATGCTTTTTGCCAGTCGCCTTCACCTCTGCGGTCTGAGAATATTCGTTTAGATTCGCGCATATTCATTATGTCTTCAGATCTCTCTTTCAACTCAGCTTGAAGTTCGCGGACTACTTGTCCTAGATCTTCTTGCTGTTCATTTACGCGTTTCTCGATATCTCTAACCAGAGTTTCAGCTCCAGTAGTTACTGCCCTTACGACAGTTTTGTGATCCTCTTGTTTAGCTTCCTCTGCTGCCTTCTGTTCGGCTTCTAGTTTAGCGGCATCTGCTGCTGCGTCCACTTTAGCTTTCTCGTCTGCGGCTTTCTGCTCGGCTTGCTTCATTGCGTAAGATGCAACTGCTTTTTCTGCAGCATCTTTTGCAAATGACTCAAGATCGAACTCAGGGGAAGTTTCAGGAGTTTTATTTTCTTCTGACATCTTCGTCTCCGTTTTGTCGGCTCTCGCCTTGCTTGACTGTTCAATCTTTGCGTTAGCGTCGATTGAAGAAGTCTTTATAAAGTCTTTTTTAAACGTGTTGTACTCTTCCATGTTGTCAAATGATTTGGCAACTGAGAAGACTGCATCTTGGTTACAAGGAACCGAGACAACAGACACTTCGAACAGTTCAGCGTCCTTTATCTTATATCCGTCGGTTTCATTTATATAATCTGCGTCCTTGACTTTGAAACCTACGGAAAAAGCCCCAAGAACGCCATCTTTAATAAGATCTTTAATTTCGCCAGCTGACTTTGATATACGTGCTGTAATATCTAAGCCGTCATTGCTGACCTCTATTTCTTTTGCACGACCAATAGGTCGGTCATAATTGTGATTGAATAAAAGAATTGGATTACTTTTATAATTATCTAATCCACCTTTTGTCCAAGCACTTGCTTCAATAATATCTCCAGCTCTGTCTAATGAATTGGTACTTGCTGATCCTTTGATATCAAGTCCCCCATCATCATCCTCGCCTAAGCTTTTGAAAGAGTTTGTCCAATGAAATATTTTCTCCATTGTTACTTCTCCTGTGTAGCAGTTTTCTTCGGCGCAGCTTTAACAGCTGGCGCAGGAGAAACAGGCGCTGGGGCAGGAACGTCTATAGGGAACCTTGCTTTTGCAGCCGCCATAACCCTATTCCAACTTCCAAACTTTCTGCGAAGTAAATAATCTCTCACAGGAACGTCATTTCCTTCTGCCTTATAATCTGCTAGTGTGATGTTGTCAACACCTTTGCTGGCGACAAATTCTGATAAAGCCTTTAGCATCATATGTTTTGTCATAATTTTTCCTCATCTGGTGAGTCCTCTGTCGGTCTCCCACCTTCCTCTGGATTTGCGGCTGAACCTGCAATATTTGCAGGAACTCTCGGTGTATCAAATCCGTCAATCTTTTCAAACCTGAGTGCCTCCCTCGCTTCATTCGGTGTTAATATTCCCGTGTTCACAAGTGTGGAGTAGTACCCCGCCTGATCTCTCATTTCTGGTTGAAGAGCAGGAACCCCTGAAATCTCCTCATCCAATTTAAAACCGAAGAACCTCTCGAAAGCATATCCTATTTTTCGTACAATAGGAAGTATGGTTTCTAAATAATATAGTCGGTGATTAGGACGTATGTTTGCGTTATTACCACCATCTAGTAAGATGGGCGGGATGCCCATCGCTTTTAGGATTATTTTTTCGTTTGAAGTTATTGCTTCTTGGAAATCCAAATCCTTGAAATTGACTTCCGTCAAATTCTCAACTTCTAATCCGCCATCTAGGAATAATGGTCTACGACCTCCTGATTGCGGGTTATACCTGGCTACCCAAGCCGCTAACATTCTCTCTTTGATTTTCTCGGAAAGAGTGTTGGGGGACTTAAGTACTAAACCGGGCACCGCTCCGTTCTTAAAGAAATTATCTTGGAAACGTCTCATTGAACCTAGTAACTGCATAGTTCTCCATGCTGGTTTTAACCTAGGAACTCCTCTATAAATAGA